TATTTGCTTCCAAGGGTAAAACCAAGGGCACAATGATTTCCATGAAGGGCGGCAAGCCTCTGGGCATGAAAGCTGGCGGCATGAAGAAAATGAACATGGGCGGCAAACCCTGCTAAGGAATCAACATGAAACGACGTTACAACGATGGCGGTGAAACAGACGCACTTGAAGAAGCAAATAAACGCGAAGACATGGGGTTGAAGAACCCTAACGCCAAAGAATATGGCGAGTCTGGCACCTCTTACACGACAAAAGCCGAGCCTAAAACAAAGCCTAAAACAAAGCCTAAAGCCGTAAGAAGAGGCTTTGACGAGCCTGAGACTAAACTTATTGACGCCTCTAATATTAGAAGTGGCCGTCGTGATTTTGAAGAATCACAAATGGCTTCAGCGGATAAAACCAAAATGTCTGTGTCAGAGCGCGCCAAGGCAAACCGTGAGAGCGCTAGAAGCGGTAGCGGTTCAACCGATAAGCGTTCTGTTAACGAGCGTTTAAAGTCCGCATTTGGTATGAAGAGTGGCGGTTCTGCCTCTAGCCGTGCTGATGGTTGCTGTACCAAAGGCAAGACTCGCGGAAAGATGTACTAATCATGATGGCGAGCCGCGGTATGGGGGACATGTCCCCCAGTAAAATGCCAAAGGGCAAGCGTAAGGCTCGCCGTGATGACACCAACTTCACGCAGTACAAAGAAGGCGGGAAGGTCAACGCCGCTGGCAATTACACCAAGCCCGGTCTGCGCAAGCGGATCGTGTCTCAGGTAAAAGCCGCAGCTACGCATGGCACTGGCGCAGGTCAGTGGTCGGCTCGTAAAGCACAGCTTGTCGCCAAGAAGTACAAGGAAGCTGGCGGGGGTTACCGAGATTGAAAGCGCCTCAGAAATCATTGAAGGACTGGGGCGACCAAAAATGGAGAACCAAAAGTGGTAAAAAATCTTCTGACACTGGTGAGCGATACCTTCCTAGCGCTGCGATTAAGAGCCTCAGTCCTGCTGAGTACGCTGCGACAACGCGTGCGAAACGTGCTGGCAAAAAAGCCGGACAACAATTCGTAAAGCAACCAAAGACGATTGCAAAGAAAACGGCAGGATTTAGATGACTACTTCAGGACTCACCTCGTTTAACCTCGACCTTAATGACATGGTCGAGGAGGCGTTTGAACGGGCGGGTTCTGAGCTTCGCACGGGCTACGACCTGCGCACGGCTAGGCGGTCACTTAATCTGCTCTTTGCAGACTGGGCTAACCGCGGCGTGAACATGTGGACGTTTGAACAAAACACCATCACGCTGGCCACGGGACAACCCACTTACGCACTTCCTGACGACACAGTTGACTTGCTTGACCATGTCATCAGAACAAACGCCAACGTCGCCAATAATCAGGCCGACCTGACGATTACGAGGATCAGCATGCCTACGTATGCCACCATCCCAAATAAATTGATCCAAGCGCGTCCTATTCAAGTTTGGATACAGCGTTTGAGTGGTAACTCCAACGTGTTGGTGGGCACTGTGCAGGCAACCACATCGGCCACTGCTACAACCATCCCAATCACATCGCTTGAAGGCGTACCGACAGCCGGATTCATTCGCATTGGTACAGAGTTAATTGCCTACAACGAGACAACCCCTGCAAGCGGTGCAACACCCGCATACTTGCTCAACTGCTGCCGTGCTCAAGAGGGCACTGCGGCACAGCTAAACGCAGGCGCGGCCATTAGCTTGGTTCAAAAGAACAGCATCACTGTATGGCCAACCCCCAACGCAGGAACAACTTACCAGTTCGTCTACTGGCGCATGCGCCGTATCCAAGACGCTGGTGGCGGCACTAAGACCATGGATGTACCGTTCCGTTTTGTACCGTGCTTGGCCGCTGGCTTGGCTTACTACATTGCGCTTAAAGTTCCCGAAGGACTCCAGCGTTTGGACGTGCTGAAACAGCAGTACGACGAGGCTTGGGATCGCGCCGCAGGCGAAGACCAAGAGAAAGCAGCCGTGAGGTTTGTACCCCGTCAGATGTTCATTGGAAGCGGTACGTAAATGGGCAATAGGTTTTCGTCTGGCAAGAACTCGATTGCGGAATGTGACCGCTGTGGGTTTCGCTTTAAGCTGCACGAATTACGTAAAGAAATTATCAAGACTAAGAACTACAATCTCTTGGTCTGCTATATATGTTGGGATCCCGATCAGCCGCAGTTGCAGTTGGGTATGTACCCAGTGGATGACCCACAGGGGGTGCGCGATCCGCGTCCCGATTTGAGCTACTACCAGTCTGGTAATACAGGCTTGCAGATCGCGCTGACAAACAGCACGGCAAAAGATGCGGCAGGATTGCCGGCTGAAGGTAGTAGGGTGTATCAGTGGGGCTGGAACCCTGTTGGTGGGTCGAGTAATTTTGATGAGGCTTTGACGTTAAATTACTTGGTAGTTAACGTAGAAGTTGGTACAGTAACGGTTGAAACGACATAAGGAGTCGAACATGGACAAGAAAGATTTAGCCCAAGACAAGAAGATGATTAAGTCTGCTGTCGGCAAGCACGAGAAAAATATGCACCCCGGCAAAAAGCCCACAAAGCTAAAGGCTGGTGGTAAGACCAATAGCGACATGCTCAAGTATGGCCGCAACATGGCCAAGGTAATGAACCAGCGCTCTGTTGGTCGCGGAGGCTAATCATGGCTACATACAAGCAACCCACAAAGAAGCCCAATGTTGTAGTGGGCGAGATGCCGGTCAAGGAAGCTTTAAAAGCCAACATGTCGTTGGCCAACGAGCGTAGCAACCCCTACCCCGGCACTAAGACATCTGGCATCAAGATTCGCGGCACAGGCGCTGCGACTAAAGGTGTGATGGCAAGAGGCCCAATGGCATGAATTACGCCGCACTCAGCGCTAATATTCAAGCGTACACGGAGAATACCGAAGCGAATTTTGTCGCTGAGATACCCGTGTTCGTTCAGCAGGCTGAGCAGCGTATTTATAACAATGTCCAGTTCCCGTCCATTCGCAAGAACGTGACGGGGGTTATGTCTGTCAACAACAAGTATCTGGCTTGCCCTAACGATTTTTTAGCCGTCTATTCAATGGCGGTGGTTGACGCTACGGGCGCGTACGAGTACTTGTTGAACAAAGACGTTAACTTTATTCGTCAGGCATATCCTGTACCAACAGATACGGGTTTACCCCGATACTATGCATTGTTTGGGCCACAGTCCACCAACGCTGCGGAGTTGTCTTTTATCCTTGGCCCCACACCTGACGCAAACTACACGGCTGAGTTGCACTATTACTACTACCCTGAGTCTATTGTGACTGCGGGTACAACGTGGCTAGGCGACAACTTTGACTCGGTTCTGTTGTATGGTTCTTTGGTTGAGGCTTACACGTACATGAAGGGTGAAACCGACATGATGCAGCTATACAACCAGAAGTACATGGAAGCGCTTGCGTTGGCTAAACGTCTGGGTGATGGTATGGAACGTCAGGATGCTTATCGTTCTGGTCAGTTCCGTCAGAAAGTAACCTGATATGTCATTGACCCAAGGCGCAACCAACACGTTTAAGACTGGACTGGCTAACGGCTCGTTCAGTTTTAGCAACCCTGCGGATACTTCATACAAGATTGCGCTGTACACAGGCGCGGCCAACCTTGGCCCTGACACTACGGCGTACACAGCTTCGGGCGAAGCGTCTGGTGGTAGCTACACGGCTGGTGGTTCAACCCTCACAATTACCCAAGTTCCAACGCTAGGTAACCAAACAGGCTCTACGGCGGCGGCATATTGGTCGTTTGCCAACGTGACTTGGACAGGCGCAATCACTGCCCGTGGTGCTTTGATCTACAAGGACTTGGGTGGCGGTAGTACAGCTTCCGTCTGTGTCTTGGACTTTGGCTCAGATAAAACGTCTGCCAACACATTCGTTGTGCAGTTTCCCTCATCTACATACAGTACCGCAATTCTTCGCATCTCTTAAGGAGCTTCTATGACTATCGACAAAATGACTGCCACCGACGTGGTGCAAGCATCTACCAAATACAACACAACGCCTGAAGACACGATGTCTATTCAAGGTCATTACACTGCTGTCTGCTATAGCGTAGACGGTTTTGTTAAATGGGCTGATGACATCGAGAACCTCGTAACTACAGTGGGCAAAAACTTGACCTTGGATACAATCCTTGGCAACTCAGCCGCTGGCGCAGTTGTGATGGGTCTTAAAGGTGTAGGTACTGCCGCCGTAACAGACACGCAAGCAATTCACCCAACATGGTTAGAAGTTGGTCTGGCTAACGCTCCTACATACTCAGGCAACCGTCCTACACCATCATTTAGCTCGGCTTCTGCTGGTAGCAAGACAACATCTTCTGCGGTGTCGTTCTCTATCACTGGTACAGGTACTGTTGCAGGTTGCTTCATCAACATTGGTGGTAGCGCAACTAAGGACTCAACAACTGGAACCTTGTTCTCCGCTGGAGACTTTTCTAGTTCTAAAGCTGTTGTGTCTGGTGACACTATTGCTGTGACTTACACTGCTACATTGACCTAAAATGGCTGCGGGCTGGGGCGACAATACCTATGGCGAGTTCGGGTGGGGCGGTGTTACCGTCTACGAAGAAAGCGTCACTGAGTATTTACCCACGCCTAATAGCTGGGGAACAGCGGCATGGGGGGCTGACACTTGGGGCGGTATAACCACATTTACAGAAACCCAGACTACTACAACTCAATACAACGAGTCAATTGTCGAGCCTTTAGCTACGCCTACGCCTTGGGGTGAAGGTGCTTGGGGCTTTAGTACTTGGGGTGGGTCTGGCGAGTTTGTAGATACAGTATCTGGTGGGTTTGTTTTATCGGTTTCAGTTGCAGAAACTGCGGCTATATCTGAAACAAATGAGGCGATAACCAGCTACACCAACGCTGTTTCCGACAGTATGGCTACCTCCACTACGGAGTCAGCCACAGCCAACTTCCCAGTATCTATCACGGAAACGGCGGCAACAAGTACGACTGAAGAAGTGGCGGCTACCTTTGCCAAGGACATAACAGAGACTGCGGCAATCACAGAAGATCAAACTGTGGCGGCTACGTTTGCTCAAAGCGTTACTGAAACAGCGGCGTTGACAGATGAAAATACAGCAATAACGGACTACACGACTACAGTTACTGAGACTGCTGTAACGTCTACAACCGAGTCTGCCACGGCTAACTTCCCAGTTTCTATTACTGAGACTAACGCCATCTTGTCAGTTGAAGAGGCCGTAGCTATCTTTGTAGGCAGTGTGACGGAGTCTGTGGCTATTGCAGAAGAGCAACTTGCCACGTTGATTATGACCATCACAGAAACGATGGCTATAGCTGACTCCACGACAGTTGGAACATATTACATAGAATTTATTGCAGAGCTTGCGGCTATCATAGATAATCCCGTAGCGGCAACAACGTATCCCGTAAGCAGGTCTGAAACGGCGGCAATTACAGAAACAAACGGCGGACGATTCTTGTGGGAAATAATTGATGACACACAAGGCGTTACATGGCAAAATATCAGCAATCCACAAACACCGGGCTGGACTGCTATAGATAATACCGAAACGCCCGGTTGGACAGTAATTTCTACTCAGTAGGAGCAATAGATGGCAAATACAGCACTAATCGGCCTAACCCTTCCGACAACAGGAGCGTTGTCTGGACAGTGGGGCGCCACAGTTAACAACGCCATTTCCGAGATTGTGGATGTTGCCGTTGCTGGCACTCAATCCATTACGGTTAACACAGACATTGATCTGGCGGTTACCACAGGCACTTACGCAAGCACCGGCCTCACGGCTAATAGCTCTCAGTACGCAGTCCTCTTGTGCACAGGCGCACGTACAGCGGTTCGTAACATTAACGTCCCCAAGCAAAGTAAAACTTATGTTGTTATCAACAACACCACAGGCGGCTATGCGGTAACAGTTCGTGGCGGCCCTACATCTCCTACAACGGGTGTGACTGTACTGGCGGGAACTCGCGCAGTTATTGCTTGGGACGGTTCTGACTTTGTCAACGTGGGTGGTGGTCTGCCAGCAGGCTCTAACACTCAAATCCAGTTTAATAACTCTGGTGCTTTTGGCGCTGCTTCTGGTTTAACGTGGGATGGCACAACGCTGACGGCTAACGATTTTGTTGATTCTTCACTGACAGCCAGCAAGCCAGTCTTTACTGACGCAAGTAAGAACTTGGTGTCTACTGGAACTCTTGGTGTGGATCAGGGCGGTACAGGTTTAACAACGTTGACTGCCAACAATGTTATTCTAGGTAATGGCACATCAACACCCAGCTTTGTTGCGCCTAGTACCGCTGGTAACGTTTTAGTGTCTAACGGCACTACATGGACATCCGCTGCACCTGCGGCATCTGGTGTATCTCAAGCGAGAGCAACGGCTATCGCAATGGTCTTTGGCTTTTAAGGAACTATCATGGCAAATCCAAATCTTTTCGCCGCGACCACAGCGTCAGGCACAACTACATACCTTACACCCGGTGGCACATCCGCAGTGGTTTTGGTTCCTAACGCCGCTTCTAGCGGTCAGGTCTTCAAGATCAATCAGATTGTTGCGGCTAACGTGAACGGCTCTGCGGCTGTGGATACTACAGTGGCTATTTATACCAACGGCGCACAGGCTCAAGGCTCTGCTCCATCTAGCGGTACAGCTTACCCAATTGTGTCTACGGTGTCGGTTCCTGCTGATGCTTCATTGATTGTTGCAGACAAAACAACCGCCATCTACTTGATGGAAAACTCATCCATCATCGTGACATCTGGCACAGCCAGCGGCATCACATATACAATCAGCTACGAAGTCATTTCTTGATCGGGGTAGAAGATGTCCCAACGCTACCAAGCCGGTATTGTTACCGCTTCCTATAATGGGTTGAAAGTACCTGATGCGCCTACTATTGGTACGGCAACAGGCGGGGATTCGTCTGCATCTGTAACTTTTACCGCGCCTTCTAATACAGGCGGTGGGGCTATTACAAGTTTTACGGCAATTGCCACTCCCGGTGGCGCAACAGCTTCGGGCGCGTCCTCTCCTCTTACAGTTAGCGGTCTGTCTAATGGCACGGCGTACACACTTCAAGTATTAGCTACAAACATTTACGGGTCAAGCGCATTAAGTGCGGCATCTAACAGCGTAACTCCTGCGCCCTTACCTTCAGTTGAATACCTTGTAATTGGTGGCGGCGGTGGTGGTGGCGCTGGTTTTGCAGGCGGCGGCGGCGCAGGTGGCTATTTAACATCAACAACCACTTTAAACCCAAATCAAAGCTATACCGTATCAGTAGGTGTTGGAGGATATGGCGGCGCTCCCGGCTCGGCTAACGGTGGATATACAACAGGTTCGGCTGGTATACCCGGCGCAAACTCTATTTTTTCTTCTGTTACTGCTATTGGTGGCGGTCAAGGTACAACCGAAGCCTACCCTCCGCCAACTCCCACAACTGGTGGTTCTGGTGGCGGCGGTGCATATTCCAACGGCCCAGCTGGTTCTGGAACTGCGGGTCAAGGCTTTGCTGGCGGTGCTGGTACTAGCAACACACGGGGCGGAGGCGGAGGCGGTGCTAGTGCGGCTGGTACTTCCGCTGATGCCGGAGGAACTGGTGGTGCTGGTTTAGCATCAACCATCACAGGAACTTCCGTAACAAGAGCCGGTGGCGGCGGTGGTGGGCAATACAGTGGCGGCGGTGTGGGCGGTGCTGGCGGTGGCGGTGATGGTGGCGTTAACGTAGCGGGTAATCCGGGTACTGCAAATACTGGCGGTGGTGGCGGAGGTGGTGGTCACCCCGGCGGTATTGGAAACCAAAAAGGCGGCGGCGCTGGTGGTTCTGGCGTTGTCATTATTAAGTACCCAGATATATGGTCACTTGGTATTGGTTCTGGGTTAACTTCTTCAACCGCATCAGCGGGTGGGTTTAAAACAACCACATTTACTGCTGGTTTGGGCAACATAGCGTTCTTTGCCGCTGCTCCAACTATGGAATATTTAGTAGTTGCCGGTGGCGGTGGCGGCGCAGGAGGTGGTGGTGGTGCGGGTGGCATGATAACTGGCGTTACTACGTTCACAGGCTCTTACACAGTAACAGTTGGCGCGGGCGGAAATCTTAATTTTCAAACCAGTGGCAACGCTTCTCCCGGAACTAATTCAGTGTTGACTGGATACACTGCTATTGGCGGCGGGTATGGTGCTGGGGGTTATACAACAGCAAATGGCGGCCCCGGCGGTTCTGGCGGCGGCGGCTCTCTTGGTTCTAGTGCTACAGGGTACGCCCTTGGTGGCGCTCCAACAGCGGGTCAGGGCAATTCGGGCGGCAGTGGACAGGTGTGGAACGGCACTTACGGTTGGACATCCGGTGGCGGTGGCGGTGCTGGTGGACAAGGCTACACCGCTACAAACTATGATACAGGAGGCCCCACTACACGCTCTGGCGTTGGCGGCCCCGGCTTGGCATCATCCATTACAGGCTCTGCTGTAACTTATGCGGCTGGCGCTCAAGGCTACTACAACACTTACGGTGCAGACGGTACAGCAAACACAGGTGATGGCGGTGCTGGTGCAAGAAGCCCACAGGCTGGAAGTCAAGGATGGAACGGTGGTTCTGGCGTTGTCATTATTGCTTACCCCGATTCACTCCCTGCATTAACAATTGGTGGTGGATTAACATACAACCAACCAACTCGCTCTGGTTACAGGGTGTATAGATTTACTGCTGGTACAGGCACTATTACCTTCTAAGGAAATTAACAATGCCTAATTATTCAGGAATTTGGACAGCCACACAGCAGATGCAAGCTATTGCGGCTGGCACTTGGACTAATCTTCCTCTTACCGCTAACTATCTTGTAGTGGGAGGTGGGGGTTCTGGTGGTGGAAATTGCGGCTCTGCGGCACAAACCGGCGCTGGAGGCGGAGGTGCTGGTGGATATAGAACTGGAACTTTACCTCTGGGCACATCTTTTACTGTAACTATTGGCGCTGGCGGTGAGGGTACTGGCGCTGGAGACGGTACTAGTGGAAGCAGTTCTGTATTCAGTTCTATAACTTCTGCGGGTGGTGGTTTTGGAGGTACGCAATCAACTGGCAGTCTTTCTGGAGGAAATGGCGGTTCAGGCGGTGGTGGTAGTTCTACTTCTGGGACAAACGGTTCTGGAGGTTCTGCAAGCCCATCTGGGCAAGGTAATGCTGGCGGTGGTGGAGTCTATACCGCAGGAGCTTATGGCGGTGGTGGAGGTGGCGGTGCGGGGGCTGTTGGTGCAGCTGGTACAAGCGCTGGTGGGGGTAATGGCGGTGACGGATTAGCTTCATCTATTTCTGGGACTTCTACATACTACGCTGGTGGTGGGGGTGGTGGTCGTTATACCTCTGGCACATTTGGTGCGGGTGGTTTGGGTGGTGGTGCGGCTGGCGCTAGTGGGCCACCTGACGGCGTTAGCCCTTACCCGGACGGTACAGCAAACACAGGCGGAGGCGGTGGCGGTAATGGTGGCTTTGCGGGTTTCCGGCGCGGTGGTAACGGTGGTTCTGGTATTGTTATTATTTCTTACCCATCAACCTATCCTGACCTTGCATCAATTGGTGGCGGTTTAACCTACACCAAGACATCTTCTGGTGGAAACACCATTTACACATTTACCGCCGGTACTGGCACAGTTACTGTTTAAAGGAGCAAACATGGCACATTACGCATTTTTAGATTCAAACAACATGGTTACCGAAGTCATTGTAGGTAAAGAAGAGGGCGAAGACGGTATTGATTGGGAGCAACACTACGGTGAGTTCCGTGGTCAGACTTGCAAGCGCACAAGCTACAATACTATTGGTGGTGTTCACAAAAACGGTGGCACTCCTTTCCGCAAGAACTACGCAGGTATTGGCTACACATACTACCCCGCAAGAGATGCTTTTGTTGCACCAAGACCATTTTCCTCTTGGGTTTTAAATGAAACATCTTGTGTTTGGGAACCTCCAACACCAATGCCTATTGAAGAAGGTAAATTCTTCCGTTGGGATGAGCCGACAACATCTTGGGTTGAAGTGACACTTACACCTGCGGTTGAGGCTCCTAATGTCTAAGCAGTATCCGGGTGGTTTAATTACCAAGAACCCCGTAGTGCCTAGTGGCTCGTATGAAACTGATACAGCTTCAGGAATATGGACACTAGAAGATCAAGCGTACTGGGCAAAGCTTGGACAGTGGCCTACAGCGGGTAATGCTGCGCCAGCAGTAATTGATTTCCTTGTTATTGCTGGCGGTGGTTCTGGCGGTCTTCAGTCAAATCGCGGCTCTGCTGGCGCTGGTGCTGGTGGCTATAGGACATCTTATGGAACTTCTGGCGGCGGTGGAAGTGCGGAATCTGCATTTTCATACACCCCGTCAACTAATTACACAGTAACAGTGGGTGCTGGCGGCGCATCTATAAGTGGCGCACAGAATGGTAATGTTGGCTCTAACTCAGTATTTGCGACAATTACTTCTGCTGGTGGAGGTGCTGGCGGCGGCTATAGCGATGCCGGTGGCGGCTCTAAAAATGGCGGCTCAGGCGGCGGAGCAGGTGGCTATGCTGGTGCAAGCGCGATCCCGGGAACAGGAACAGCAAACCAAGGTTATGGCGGTGGATTAGGAGTAGATAGTTACGGCCCTGACCCTACCGGTTTAGGCGGTGGCGGTGGCGGTGCTGGAGCAGTTGGTAGTGCGGCTACGGGGACAACTACTGGTTCAGGTGGTTCAGGCGGCGTAGGCGTCGCGTCAACCATTACAGGCTCATCAGTATTCCGCGCTGGTGGCGGTGGTGGCTCTGTCATAAACAATGGCGCTGGCGGTCAAACTCCCGGTGCTGGTGGCAACGGCGGCGGCGGAGGCGGTGCTTCAGTTAGTTCCGTAAACGGAGTTGCTGGAACTGCAAACACAGGCGGTGGCGGTGGTGGTGGCTATATTAACGGGGGCGGTATTAGCGGCGCTGGTGGCTCTGGCATTGTTATTCTTAGATACGCTGGTTCGCTCACAATCACAATTGGCGCGGGTTTAACTGGTACAACTGCTACTGACGGCAGTAGTAAAGTCACAACAATCACAGCAGGGACAGGTAATGTCTCTTGGGCGTAGCAGCCATGTGGGACTGGGCTGAAGCATTTATTGCGGCGGCCTGTCTAGTGGCCTT